TCTAATTCTGCAAAGATTGGTTTTAGAATGTCTAATAATTGCGCTCTTCTTGGCTCGATTATCTTTACCCTCATTCGTTCAGTAGCATAAGCAAGTTCTTCTGTCTCGCTTGTAAAGCCTGCACCTTTAGAGTTTAATCCACTAATCAAATTAGCTGATGGTATTCTGTGAGCCTTTAATATTCCTATCTCGGCAGTTTCATATTGGTTTTCGTAAATCTTATCAAGCCCCGTTAAGTTAGGAGTTGAAAAGGTTGGGGCGTTCCCACCTTGTCTGTAATATGTACTTATTACTTTGCCTGCATTTGACGCTCCCATTGTTTGGGCTTGCGTTTCTATTGCGTCCGCTTTGTCTTGTTCATCGTTCCCGCTTGTTTCCTTGCTGATAATCATAGAAGGGAACATACCATTTTGCGCCCCATGAGAGTGCATCATGTAAATCGCAATTTCTAATTCTATTGCATCTGCTGCTGAAAGGTACTTAGGACGTCCGTAAGGCGTGTTAAACGTTCCACTGTCATAATAGTACAAAATGCTTTTTTCATCCTCGCTATTGTAGCTATTAATATAATTATTCTTGTAGCTGTAAATTGAACTTTTAGGATTCCAATCAGCTTTGTAAGAAAACTGCATAGGGCAATCTTCGTCATCAAGTAACGTTACCCTGAAATGAGAAACATTAATATTCTCAACCGCCTTAATTTCTTTTAGTGGGTTTCTTCTAATCTCTAAAGATAAACTTTCTTGGATCAACAAAGCCGAAGCCATACCAAGTACGCTTTTCTTTTTAAAAAACTCAACCAGCTTAACCTCTTCCGCTTTGTTAGGACAAGTTAAACCCATTCCAACAATTTGCTGCGCTATGTCGTCAATTATACATTGATGCGTTGGGCTGTTATTGTATAGACTATTTAAGTAGTTACTAAAAAGGTTATCGTAAGCATTAGGGAAGAACGTGTTGCTCTTTCTTTGACCTTGTATTGCGTTGGTCTTGTATCTTGATAGTTGTACTTTCATGCTAAGGCAAAGTCTAAAATGTAATCAAATGAATCGTTAATAGTTTCGTCTAAAACAAATCTTATAACTCCCTGCTTCAAAGTTACTAAATCTTGTGAAATAGTATAGAAGTAAGTATCGTCTATTAATTGAGAAGTATCAGTAACATCTAAAGGGAAAGAATATAAACCGTTGCTTATATTAGTTATAACTGATGAAAATACAAGCTGCGCTCTGGAAGGACTGTCTAAGGTTAACGTAATGGTTGACCCTACTACGTTAGTCTGGTTTAGTCTTACTTTTACGCTTACTGCTTGATTCTCGTTTATCGTTATCACTTACCACTTTTTTAAGTTCTGGATACCTATCAAAAATAGGCTTTAAATCTTTTAAAGTGGTGGCGTCTGTAATCTCAAACGCCACCCTTTTATATTGGTATTTACCTTTTTTTAGAGCCATTCTTTTTAGCTTTAATTGGGGCTTCAATTACTTCTTTAACGTAATCAATACCCATTAATAAGTACTGCGCTTTTACTTTTACTTCGTCAGTAATTCTGTTTTCCAATTCGGGATTGTCTTTTAAGAAGGTTAAAACCTCAGACTTTTTAGTTGTGGCGTCAACAATAAAATTATACTTTGAGCCGTTGTAGTTTCCGAATAAATACATAATTAAGAAGGTTCTGTTATTGTAAATGCTGCTGCAAATTCTGAAAAAGTAACTGTTGGCATTGCTGCTGTCGCTTCCTCAGTTAATGTTAATGTCACGCCTTTAGGGTCGTTCAAGTTTGTTCCTGACGCTCCTGCATCGCCACCTGTTACAGATAAACCTCTTTCGTTACCCATGTAAGTGTAAACACCGTTTACCCATTTTACTAAAACTTCCGTTCTTCCTTTTACTATGTTGTCAACCAAAGTTGCCAAAGCAGCAGAATAACCATCAAGTTTAAACTCTAACGTTCTGTCAAATTTAAAAGCGTTTGAAGTAGCTTCTGATGTAATTGGATTGGTTACTGTTGCAGTATTGAATACTGGCTCAATATGATAAGCCGCACCGCCTGTTCCTGAGATAGTAGCTACTCCCGCCGTTACCGCAATAACAACCTCTGTCGTTTGTCGCAAGTCTCTATCAATAATATAGATGCTATCAATTCCCGAAGGAGTTGCACAACCTCGCTTGTAAGCTGATAATGTTAATGTACACATTTAATTAATGTTTTAAAATTAAGGGGAGAAGTTACCCTCTCCCCGTATTATTATAGAGTGTTTTCCATTGTAACCCAATCAGTAGTTACAAGTCCTGATCCATAACCAAAGTTTCCAAAGATGTTCGCTTGGTTCTTCAAGTTATCTCTTTGATCAATTACATCAAGAGAAATAATATCGCTTGGTGCAGATGGTAAACCTATACCTAAGTTTGAAGTCTTACCTAATAGAATCCAATAAGGGTTTAAGTTTGGTACAACTTTAATTCCAAAACCTCCGAAGTTTGTTGGCTCAGAAGAAAGGACCGCCATGTTTTGCGTTTGTAAACTTCTTCTGTAAGCCCATGCAGTTGCAGGAGAAACGTGAAAGAATACGTCAGCTTGCTCATTCAATAAAGCTATCGGCACTTGGTCAACCATTGTGTTAAACTTCGCTTGGATAGTTGTAGGGTCTGTTAAAGATGCTGCTGCTGCGATAATTTGAGCCGTTAAACTTGCTGCTGTTAACTTGTCGTTTGCTAATTTAACAAAACCGTTAATTGTTGCAGCGGTGTCTCCTGTTGCTCCTGCGTTAGAACTCCATAACTCAGCTTCAACAGTCTTTAATGCTTGTGCAGCTATGTTAGTAATCATTGCAACTTTCAACTCCTCTGGAATACCCATTGCGTGAATGTTTGCTACTGCTTCTTTCCACTCGGTGTTTTTAAACAAATCGTAAGGAATAGGCAAGTTAATGCATTTCTTGTCGATTGTAAACTCAGTGTCGCTAATTGCTGCATTGCCTTGCTCTGAAGGTGCTGTTGCGTAATCTTGAACAATTCCTCCTGTGGTCATTTCCCACATAGAAAACTTATCTCTTGTACCTTGTACTTGTTTAATTCCGAAGCCCGAATCAAATGATGCTGCTCCTAATACTGCATTCAAGAAAATCTCCTCTACCCGGGAGATTGAATCTGATGCTTGTGTAATTGCTACTGCCATGTCTTAATAATTTACTCTGTTATTTAAATAATTAGCAACAGAATTGGTTTCAATTGCATTTAATTTGGTTACTGATTTTGGCTGAACATCTGATACCTTTGCAAGTTTCTCAGTGTTTAACTTTGTTTCTGCTTCAATTTTTGCTAAGGCTACTTTCATAACTCCTAACTCGGTTTTCAAACTTTCGTTTTCTTTACCCATTTCAACTGATGCTTCGGCTTGCATTTTTGCAATACCAACAATCTCAGCAATTTTGTTTTGCATTGCTTCGCTGTCAAACTTTTCTTCTTTTTCCTCTAAGTCTTCCATCTCTGTAATAGAAACCAAAACACCACCCTCTACGGTCATTGTTTTGCCATCTACTTCAAAAGTTCCTTCAGCAGGAACGGTCATGGCTTCATCTTCGAAAACTGAAACGCCTTCCTCAAAAGATTCTGCATAGATTAATACCCCTTCACCAACATCAACAGACGCAAGCTTAGTTTTTTCGCTTGGCTTCATACCAAGTTTAATTAGAATTTCTCCTAATAATTTGTTTGTTTCACTCATTTCTGAATTGTTAATTGATAAATTGATTAATTCGTGTGCCATATCGGCTTCTATTGATATTCCTTTGTATGTTCCGTCTTTTATCTTTGCCCAAACCTCATCATTCGATATGTACGTTCCCTGCATCCATGTTTTGGCAGGAACTTTAAAACCTAACTTTGCGGCTTTGTCATTTATTGGATCTTCTACTATCCAATTTTCTACAACGTCAACGCCTACTAATTTTAGGCTTTCATCGTGTTCGCTGTTCCAATCCCCAAGCGTTGTTTTAGCAAGCATGTAATCCCTTGCAATCTCTTCAATGGTATCGCCTGATAAGTAAATCTCATAAGGCTCTCCGCTATCCGTTACCCTTGGTATTACTTTGTCAGGAATAAGAACGGGGCTGTAAATCATTCTTTTCTCTTCTTGGATAGAAAGCTGAATAGGTTTATCTTCTTTACTTAAAAAGATAAAATCTGTTTCTATTGCAGGATTTTCTACCAATGCAATTCTAAACACCGAGGTGCTTAACCAATCCTTTTTCTTTAGCTCGAATCGCTTCATGTTGTAAAATTAATTAGCTTGTTATGAATAAAATTGTAGTATTCGTCGTATTGCTTATCTTTGCCTTATTAATTAATACTTGACAAAGTGAATAAACCAATCAACTACTTTTTAGAAAGGGAAATACTAAGGAAAATAGAAGTCTGCGAAATGATCGGCTGTTCTTTAAGAACCTTACACAATTACGTTAAGTTCAAAGGGCTTCCAATTCATAGGGCACAAGGGGCAAATCCTTATTTCTTAGCTTCCGAGATAATGAATTGGATAAAAGAAAGCTGAGTTTTTTAATTATTTTTAAT